GTATTTTATCTGGATTAGAAATAACCCTACCAAAAACATGGAGAGATAGAACCTATACCGCATCTTTAGATAGAATAAATAGCGAAATAGGCTACATTAAAGGTAATGTCCAATGGGTACACAAACACATAAATGTAATGAAAAATTCATTTCCTCAAGAAATGTATATTTTTTTATGTAATAAAGTTTCAGAACAAAATGAAAAAAGCAAATCTTCAAAAGAAGAAATTAACGGATTTAAATGGGGACTCAACACAAAATATCAGTAATGATTTTTATATTGAGGACGGTAAATATGTTTTTACTGAGGAGTTTCATTTAAAACGAGGATTTTGTTGTAATTCCGGATGTAGACATTGTCCTTATAAAAAGAAATTAGGTGACTCCCTTAATGGTTCGAGGCCGACCTCAAGCATCTAAATTTGAAAATACAGGGGGTGAATATCAAATACTAATCGAGGACTAATCTCCTCGATTTTTTTATTTAATGATATTTATTAATAATGGGAAAAATAAGATTTGAAGAAGAACATCTGGACTATTATGATGGTCAAAACAACTATGAATTGGGTATTTACGAAGACGATGAGATAGTCGGGTATGTTTCCTTTGTTATTTATGATAATGAGATTACGGTTAGTGACATTTTAGTAAGACCAAATAGACGTAGGGAAGGTTTTGGTTCAATGTTAATAAAGAAAATGAAACAATTACACCCCGAATCAACCTATAAACCGTCATTAAAAACCGATTTAGGTGCTAAGTTTACACATAAAGATGTGGAACTAAACGAACAACTAAACAGAATTAAAAATTTAATTAAGGTTGTTTAGAATCGGTAATTCCGATTTTTCTCATTTATTACTATTTTATCTTTGTTTATATTTATTGGTATGGCATCAAAATATGGTATAGATTTTCCATTTAGACAAAGTCCCGTGGGTGATTTTCTGAATATGACGGAAATACCCGAAAGGGAGATTAGGGCTAATTTAATACATCTCATTCTATGTAGAAAGGGTACTAGATATTATTTACCTGATTTTGGTACAAGACTATATGAGTTTATTTTTGAACCAAACGACCAAATTACATTTAATCAAATTGAGGATGAAATAAGAACATCCGTTAGTAAGTACATTCCAAATTTAGAAATTAAATCAATTACCATTACTCCTGCTGACCAAGACCCAGACGAGTCCGTTAGTATAAGTGAAGATGAGGATTCAAGATTATTTAGGGTTTCAAGTTTTTCAACAAAACCATACACAGCTAAAGTAAGAATAGATTACGACATAAATAACGAACCATTCACTTCGTCTGATTTTATAATTATTAACATATAACATGAGTAAAAAAATATCATACGCAACAAGAGATTTTGCGGGACTAAGACAAGAGTTGGTAAATTTAACTAAACAATATTATCCTGATTTAGTTAAAAATACGAATGACGCATCAATCTATTCTGTTCTTTTAGATTTAAACGCAGCGGTTGCTGATAACTTACATTTCCATATTGATAGGGTTTGGCAAGAAACAATGTTAGATTTTGCTCAACAAAGACAATCTCTATTTCATATTGCAAAAACATATGGTATCAGATTACCTGGTAATAGACCATCAGTTGCATTATGTGATTTTACAATAAATGTACCCGTTAGAGGTGATAAAGAAGATGAGAGATATTTGGGAATAATAAAATCGGGAGCTCAAGTATCAGGTGGCGGACAAATATTTGAAACAATGGATGAGATAGATTTTTCAAATCCATTCAATAAAAGAGGAGAACCAAATAGATTAAAAATACCAAACTTTGATGGTAATAATAGATTAATTTCATATTCAATTGTAAAAAGAGAAGCGGTGGTTAATGGTGTTACAAGAATTTTTAGAAAAGTTATTACTGAAGTTGACCAAAAACCATTTTTAAAAATTTATCTACCCGAACAAAACGTATTGGGTGTTACAGGTGTAATTCATAAAGATGGAACTAATTTTTTAAATAATCCTAGTGAGTCTGAATTTTTAAGTGCAACCACAAATAAATGGTATGAGGTAAAATCATTAATACAAGATAAGATATTTGTTCCCGACCCAACATCCGCATCTGATAGAGACAATCTAAAAGCGGGAACATACATTGATGTTGTAAATAAATTTGTAACAGAATATACTCCGGAGAATTATTTCTCAATAACATTTGGTTCAGGTAATGTTGACCCGTTAGATAATATGGATAACTACATTACTGGTAATATGAAACCTAGTCTTGGCAATTATTTAAATAATTTATCATTAGGAAATTTACCGAACGCAAATACAACTCTATTCGTAAAATATAGACTTGGTGGAGGTAAAGATACAAATTTAGGTGTTGATGTTATTACAAGTGTTGATAATGTGGATTTTAGTATTTTAGGTCCCAATTCATCAATAAATTCTCAAGTTTCCCAATCATTAGTGGTTACGAATGTTACGCCCGCAATTGGTGGTGCTGACCAACCTACCATTGAAGAAATAAGAAACATGATAGCGTATAATTTTGCGGCACAAAATAGAGCGGTAACGTTAAATGATTACAAATCATTAATTGAAACGATGCCGTCAACGTTTGGAGCGCCGGCTAAGGTTAACGTAATGGAAGAAGATAATAAGATTAAAATAAAATTATTATCTTATGATGAGAATGGTAATTTAACAGATACTGTTTCTACTACATTAAGGAATAATATTTTAGATTATCTTTCTGAATACAGAATGGTGAACGATTTCCTAGACATTCAAAGTGGTGAAGTTATTGATATGGGATTGGAAATTGATTTGGTAATAGATAAAAATGGTAACCAAACCGAAATTGTGAAAACATCAGTTGAGGATATTATTAGTTACTTTGCAATCGAAAAAAGAAAAATGGGTGACCCACTATTGGTGGGTGATTTATATAGAATGATTGGTGCGGTTACCGGAGTTGTTAACGTTATTGATATTAGAGTATTCAATCTAATTGGTGGTGATTACTCATCTGCTGAGGTTGCCCAATCTTACGTAAATTCCGTTACCAAAGAGATACAACAGAACGATAGTACGATTTACATGAAGTCAAATCAAATATTCCAAATTAGATTTCCTAATATAGATGTAAAAATTAGGGTTAAAACTTTAGGAACGACTACATTCTAATTTATTTTTTCTTTATTTTATAGAAAACAGATAAATTTCTATTTATATAGAGACAAGGTAAATAATGCAAAAACACAGAATTTCCACAAATATAGGTAACGACCAAAAAGTTGTTGTTGAAATTAAACAAGATTACGACTTATTAGAAATCCTATCATTAAAATTTACACAGACCGACATATACTCATCTATGTGTTCGGATTATGGTGTTGTTTGCGGTAGAATATCAGTAAATAATGGATTTGGTATACCAAATGCTAGAGTATCTATTTTTATTCCCGTTTCCGAAGAAGATTTAAACGACCCTGTCATATCCGCATTATATCCGTTTTCTCAAGTTGGTGATAAAAATGATGATGGATATCGATATAATTTACTACCACAAAGAAAACAACACGGTGGACATGTACCAACCGGGACATTCCCCGACCAAACGGATATTTTAACAAGAGAAGAAGTTCTTGAGGTTTATGAAAAATACTACAAATATACTGTAAAAACAAACGATGCCGGTGACTTCATGATTTGGGGTGTACCACTTGGACAACAAACAATACATGTTGATGTGGATTTATCGGATATTGGATGTTTCTCATTAAGACCTGATGATTTCATTAGACAAGGTAGAGGTGTTGATAGTTTTGAAAACACATTTAAATACAAATCATCAAATGATATTGACACATTACCTCAGATAATTTCATTCGATAAAAATATTGAGGTTTATCCGTTTTGGGGTAATGAGGATTTATGTGAGATTGGTATAACAAGAACTGACTTTGACCTTTCAAGTAAAGGAGTAAAGGTACAACCAAAAGCATATTTCTTAGGTTCAATATATTCTGACCAAGGAAAAAATACGGTTAATAAAGTATGTAGACCTAGAGGGGATATGGGTAGAAAATGTGATTTAACCACATACCCCGCCGTAATTGAGATGATTAGGTTTACAACAAGAAAAGATGAAAATAATAGACCTATATTAGAGAGTTTTGAAATTCAGGAAGATATTGATGAATCCGGTTCATTTGTGTTACCATTACCAATGAATATGGATTATGTGTTTACGAATGAATTTGGGGAGAATGAGATTACAAACGACCCAAACAAAGGTATACCAACATCATCTTGTTATAGATTTAGAATTTCAGGTAAAAATGAAACTTTAGGTAGGGTTAGAACGGTTGCTAGTTACTTAGTTCCAAACATTCGTGAATACACTAATGATGTTGATAAATCATATGCGTTTTCAACAGATTGGACTGACTATCCATCAAGTGCAATAAGCACAACAGCAAGTCCCGTTATTTTTAATAATGTATTTGGTAGTTATTTTCCTGATGATTATTTCTTTAGATTTACATATAATAAAGTGTATGGTGTTTCATCATATATGGGTGGACAATATGGTGGTGGTTCATTTGTTGGTAGAGACAATTTTTTAGGTATAAAAGAAATTTCACCTAAAGCCGACGAAGATTGTGAAAGTAGTGTACTAACACCTCCAACAAATTTTGCATTTAGAAAATTCTCATTTGCAATTTTATTGGCGATAATAATAAACGTATTTGAAAGAATAATATATATTGCATATATTGGAGCAATACAAGTATTAATTGTTCCGTTCCAATTTTTGTATAGATTATTACATTTTAGAGTAGATATAGGTTTTTATACATGGGAATTTGGGCCAATTCAAGAGCTTGATGATGTTATTGAGGATTTACAAAGATTGGGAACCGTCAATTTAGGTATTGTAACATATCCAGAATGTGAATCATGTGATGAAGTGTCGGACACCTCACCCGTTACAAGTTCCGCGGCAGTAACTGACCCAGCTTTAAAATATAACAAAGTAGGTAGTGGAACTGCGGTTAGAGACAAATTAACTTTATATTTAGAGTGCGAACAGTATCAATTTAATAAACCAACAACATCAGGCTCAACTAAATTTGATTACTATGATTGTGACACAAACGCCCTTTCAACAGTAACACTTACTAGTGGTAGCACCACAACAACAAGATGTGTTAGACAAGGCATGGGTGGAGTTGTGGTAACACAAATTGATACCGGAAATGGTTCAGCTGTCGTGGTTGGTACATGTACAACATCAACGAGAGTTACTGTTTTTCCAAATACTTGTGATAAT